CGTTCATGTGGTCAAAGCCATCCTTCTCGGGCTGACTGGTGCCTTCCTTGTAGGTATGGCGTTCCAATGACTCAATCACCTTCTTGCACTTAGGGTCAACGTATAACCGCCGCTGTCCATCATTCGATAGCAAGCGACTGTTCACCGCGTTTATTCTGTCCCGTACTGCCGCATGAGAGTTTCGGACGCGTACCTCGAAACCCGCGTTCTGCAATATAGACAGGTCTGTCCTACCCCCTGCGCTCGTCTTACGTTGCCTAGAGGCAGGGTCAGGATATATCACTATTGTACCATTTCCGTAGCGTTCGCGAAGCTCTGCGACCATCTCATCGGTGTTCGAGCCAAACATCACTATCTCATCGAAGATATGGAGCGTGTCTCCTTTGCGTGACATTAGGACGGCAGACATCGGGTCGAGGTTAAAATCCATGCCTACGTGAATGACTGAGTGGTCGCCATCGTGCCGTTTTACTGACTCCTCTCGCTTGAACCCGTAGTAGATGACGCCTTGATATGACACGAAGGCGGCGCAGTATTCCTGTTGAAAGGTTCGTTCGTCCAAGTCCGCCTTAGCTGACTCAATTTCTTCTGGTGGGACATTGCCCCCTTCAATCGTTGTGTATTGATGCGCACTCCATCCTTCATCTCCATCTAGCCCCTTGCCATATAAGTCATAAAAATGATTCCTTCCTTTTGGCGTGCCAATAAAGACGGCAGAGCCAACCCTGTCGCTAAGGGAGGGTCTAATTACCTCAAACCACGCCTCTTTACGCATATCGGCAAATTCGTCCAGCACGACAAAGTCTAAAGAGCGGCCTCGTAGATTGTCTGGCTTCTCAGCGCCTTTAAGCGAAATGGTCGAGCCATTAAGTAACACAATGGTTAACGCGCTTTCATTTTTCTTTACGATGTAGTTGGCTGGTATTTGACTCAGTAACATATCCCATGCGATTTCTTTGGCCGCTTTATAGGTAGGTGCTACATACCAGACGTGCTGATCTTTAGCAGTTAGGGCTTTGCTAAGTATTTCAGCAGTGCTTAGAAAAGTTTTGCCGAAACGACGGCCCGCGACTATTACTCGAAACCTAGCAGGGTCGTCATATATTTTAGTTTGTGGCTTCGTCAGTCTCATCGCGTGTTAGGTTAATTACTATTGGCGGCAAATCTTGCGACTCGTGCTTAACTTGATCTGTCTGACCTAGCCAGTTCTTACCTAACCACACCATCATTACTCTATCGCCGTCCATTGCGGCTGTATATTGGCGACGCCTTAAACTCATTTTTCCCTGTGCGCTTTTTTGCTTAAAGTAGTCCGAAAAACCTAATCCATGTTCGCGCTTACACGCGGCATTTAGCGTGTCGTAATTAACCCCTAAAAGCGCGGCTTGCTCTTCGCCTGTGCATTGTATAGCGCACATACGATCTACAAATTCCCAATCAATAACAGCGTGTGGTCTAGCCATGTTTCTTATACTCCTCTGGTATTATCAAAGGACAAGTATTTTTCCAGCTAAGCCTATGATGCAGTCGTCTAGCGGTCACTCCCATTTCTGCAATTTTCACGCACGATGGTGCATACATAACGCTGTAAAAACTTTTAACGTATGTACCGAGGTCAAGGTAGATATCCGTTAATCCACCGTCATTAGCTTGCGTCTGTTTTTGCTCTAAGCGTATGCGAGGTACCGTTATAAATAGCTCGCCGCGTCGACCATTTTCGGCATACAAATTCACGTCTTCGTTAATGCGACCCATAAACTTAAAAGGCTTGTCCACGTCACAGAAAAAGCTATTCATTACCTTTCTGGAAAATTTGCCTTTGCGCTCTAGCTTGCTGAAAGTAGAGTTTGCTCCACCAATAAAGTCGCCACCCTGCGACATCGCTATGGTTGTAGCGCCAGACTCGATAAAGAAATCCAGCATGGCTTCTATAACGCCATCCAAGCTCTTTATCTCTATGTTTCTGGTTATGTAGTTGCGGTCGTTGTCGAAGGTGTACCGAAACTGCGTATAGTCGTCATCCAGCTCTAGGAAGTATTTTAGCCCTAGCTCCTTGGCTACGTTAAACGTGTAGTTGCGCGCATAGACTACCGAGTTGCGCTTGCCAAAGTTATCACCTGAGTCTGTTACATCTATCGCGGCTTGCTTGCTGAAGACTACAACCTGATCACCGAACTTTTTACGATATGCGTCAATCTGCGAATCTTCGTCATCTACCATTAAAACGATGCGACCAGTGTATCCCTGCCTGCGTAAGGTGTTATAGGTAACAACGCTATTACTGCGACCATGCGTCAGGATCAGGGCCGCGAAGTCCGTCCTATGCTTCATCGGGGTAATCTTCTAAATACTGCTCTGACAGCTTATCGGTTAATGCTACATAGCCGTTTTCTATGGCCTTATCGAAGTCGATAATAACCTCTACTGCTTTCTGATCTTGATACAGTTCGCTCAAAGCAGGTTTATCCCCCGTTGGTTCATATACAGGTATTTCGACTTTCTGCGTGTAGGGATTATCAGCGTCGGATTGCGCGTCATCAGGCTCTAGCAAGCCGAGCAGATCGTCATCCAGTGCTAATAAGTCAATGTTAAAGTCTAGCTCTTTAAGTCGCTCAATTTCTGACTCTAAAAGATTGACGTCCCAGCCACCATTTTCAGTAATCTTATTGTCAGCAATTACATAGGCTTTGCGTTGTGCTTCCGTAAGTCCTGCCAATTCTATGGTCGGCACCTCGGTAAGTTTTAGGCGTTGAGCGGCTAGTAGTCTGCCATGCCCTGCGATAATGCTGTTTTGCTCATCGACAAGTATCGGGTTGGTAAAACCAAACTCCATAATGCTTGCGGCAATTTGTCCTACTTGTTCGTCGCTGTGTGTGCGACTGTTCATAGCGTAGGGAAATAGGTCTTCGGTTAGCTTATAGCTGATTGATAGATTCATAAGTCATAAAGGTGACGGTATACCTTCGGCCCATAGTAGACCATGTGTTTGCCCGTCTCTCACTTCTCCGCGTTTAATGTCTTGGTGTGACATGGGGAAAGTCTCTACCGCGCCGTCATCGAATGCGACTAGATAGCTACCTTCTTGCCTAGGCATACTGCCAGTTTCTACAGGATGCCATTCTATTGTTACTGTTTGCAACATATAGTGTCCCCCGCCACATATTATACCAATATATGCCAAAAGGGTGCGGACAATAAATAACGGCTATTTTTTAAGGGTAAAAACCGTACTCAAAACGGATCGCTTTGCGTTAAGTTTAGGCAAAAAAAAGCCCGCATCAGCGGGCAATCATTGACGGGAAAGGAAGCAAACAAAAAAAGCCCGTCAAGGTCTGCTACGGACAGTAGCGGATAATTTCAAGTGGCGGCTCATCGTTAGTCTTTAGCTTTACCACTCTATAGTCTGACAATACAGCCATGTCCTCTTGATGGCGCTTTGCCATTTGATGCGCCGCTTGCAACGCAATGACCCAGTTTTCTAGCTCTTCGTCAGTCGCTCTTACAAACCGTTGAATAAAGTTTTCGCCAGTCGGGATGTCCGTCTCTGCCATTGGTCTGCCCCCACAGTTCTACCATTTCGCAGTACTCCTGTTCTATCACAAGAGCCTCTTCGTAGTCACCTTGCCCTGCTATCCCGAACGCCGTAATGATCAAGATGATTGCTATAATGCCTAGCGCCATCGCATCCGTCGATAATTCCTTCATACATTTCCCTCACTTTTTCGTTATTGCGTAGCTTGTTCAGCGCCGCTGTTTCGATTTGCTTTACCCTCTGACGTGATATGCCCATGACTGCGGCTACCTCTGTCAGTGTCATTTGCTCTGAAAACTTACTGCTCATTTGCCCCCCAGCTACGGCTCTACAATCGGCCATACGTTGCAAGCGAATCGCGTTGCATTTCTAGTCGATGCCACTCGTCATGTAACTCCTCGCGCAACTCTGCGATGTAGGCACGTTTTGCAATGTCTGACTTAGACACAACACCGTTAAGAAACTCGCGCAACTCTGCTTTAGCCTGCTTGACGTTGGTTATCGACTTATCGCAAGCCCAAACCTCTTGGCCCCAATACTCGTTGATGTAGCCGTCTTTTAGACCGACTTCCCAACACTCACTGCTTGACTCAGCGAACGCAACAATCGCTTGA